TTAAAGAAAAACAAGACTGGTGGTGATAGTAGAAAAAGAAGAAGAGAAAGAAACCACAATGGTGAATTGGTAATGCAACAAAGAGAAGTTAAGATTAAAGAATGGGGTATAGATGATAATGTATGGTATATATCAAATCATTTTAAGAAAGGTGATAGAAAAAGAATTGAGAACCACCCAGCAATAATGCCAGAAGAAATGGTTAAAAGACATATACAAAGTTGGAGTAAAAAAGGTGATTTAGTTTATGACCCATTTAGTGGTAGTGGAACAACAAGTAAGGTTGCAATAGAAATGGGTAGAGATTATCTTGGTAGTGAAATAAATACAGAGTATTATAATGCTAGTGTAGATATAATCAAAGAAATAGAAAGTAAGATGAAGTGGTATGCAATATAAAGGATTTAAACCTTATGATTTCCAAAAACAAATTATAGATGATATACTTGGTAAAGAAGATATGTTCTACACTATGGTATGTGGGAGACAAATCGGTAAAACTCTTTTACTTATCAATATGTTATTATACTATGCAATAAACAAACCTAAGAGTACTTTACTATGGGTATCACCTTATTACTCAATGGCGGTAAAAGTTTTATCACAAATCATAGATGCAATAGAACAAACACCTATAACAAAGGAAGCAAATAAATCAGAAAAGATTATAACCCTTATAAATGGTACAAGAATATACTTTCGTTCAGCAGAGAAACCAGAAACTATTCGTGGTCTAGCTATTGATTATTGTTTTATAGATGAAGCACAAGATGTAAGTGATGGTGCATTTAATAAAGCAATCTTACCTACTTTAACAGCAAAAGGTAAAAAGTGTTTGATTGCAGGTACTCCTAAATCAAAGAATTGGTTTTATCAATACTTTCATCGTAGTGAAGATAACTATAATTCTTATACTGCTCCTTCTTCTATATCTCCTTATGTAAGTGAAGAGTTTTTAAAAGAACAAAAACAATCTCTTCCTCCAAGTATATATGAACAAGAGTTTGAAGCTAAATGGCAAGAAGGTGATGGTGAAGTATTTACAAACATAGATGAGGTATGTAATTTATCACAATGGATAGGAACAAAAGATAGAACCGTTGGTGGTCTTGATATTGGTACAAAACAAGATTACTCTGTATTAACGATTATGGATACAAGTGGAAGGATAGTATATATGTGGAGAGAAAGAGGCTTAGAATACTCTCAAATCGTTGATAAGGTGGTATATCTATGTAAACAATATAGAACAGAATTGTATGTAGAAGCAAACTCCATAGGAGATGCGGTATATGAGATGATAAGAAAAAAATATAAATCAGTAAAACCTTTTATTACTACTAATACAAGTAAAGAAAACATTATACGAAGATTGATTAGTGATATATCGGATTTATCATTAGAATTACCATTACCTAACTTATTTGAACCTCTTTACAAAGAACTGCAGATGTTTCAATACAAGTATTTACCAAGTGGTAAGATAACTTATCAAGCAATGGCTGGGTTCCACGACGATTGTGTTATGAGTTTAGCTATTTGTAATTGGAATAGAATAGAAAATCCAATAAGAAAGAAATTGGTTATAAGTGGGTTAAGGTAATTACCTATACCAAGTAATTAAACAAAATATAATAAAGTATATGAAAGAAATAAAAGTTAATATACCAACTGAATTTACAATTGAACATTATCAAAAGTTAGGTCAGTTTGAACACCTATCAGAAATAGAAAAGATTATAAGAATTGTATCTGCTATTTCTTCTTACGATGAAGAGTTTATAAGAAGTTGGGATTTATCAAGTTTACAAAAGATATATGTAGATTTACACAAAAAGATTATTGATACACAAGCAATCTTTTTACCTATCTTTGAGTTTGAAGGTATAAAGTATGGATTACAACCCATATCTAAAATGTCTGCAGGTGAGTACATAGATTTAGAAGCTCATCTACAAAAAGCTAGTGTGTTAGATGTTATATCTATTATATACAGACCGATAGTAGAAGAAAAGTTTGATTCTTTTGAATGGAGAATAAGAAACGATATAAAGTTTATACAAGGTAAAACAGAAACTCTTTTTAAGTATTATAAAGTAGAAGCTTATGATAATGAAAAAAGAGAATGGAGAAAAGAGATATTTAAGAATTTACCTATGAGTATTGCTCTTGGAGCATATAATTTTTTTTTGCTAATAGGAATTCAATCATCAAACAATTTCCTTCAATCTTCCCAACAGTTAACACAGAAGGAGAAGAAGATGTGGAAGGAGGGGATGGACAAAGTATTCAAGAACATTTTGGATGGTTCTACACACTCCACCACCTTGCAAAAGATGGGGGAATCTTAAGATTAACAGGTGAGAAAGATGTTACAAAAGTAAACTTTGTTACAATGTTAAATTGGTTATCGTTAGAAGGTGATATAATGAAAGAAGAACAAAAGAAACAAAAACAAATATTAAATCAATATAAAAGAAGATAATGGTAAGATACGATGAATTAGTAAATACAATAGAGTATTTCGTTAACAACCACAACTACTTTAAGGGATTCGGCCATGGTAGTATAGATAAAATAGATGCTGCAGTAAATCGTGGTTATCCACTTTTATTTATGAGACCTTTATCATCACCTGGTCTTACTGGTGTTGATGGTAGACAGAGAGAATTAACTTTTGAGTTTTATTCTTTAGATGTTCCAAAGTTAGGTGATGAAGATATGAGAGTAGTTCTTAACAATACAGAACAAGGTTTATATGATATGTACGCATATATCTTAGATGGACCTGTACAATACCCTCTACAAATACAGATGAACAATATAGTTCCTCTTGTAGAAGCGTTTCAAGATAAGGCAGTAGGTTGGGTTATGACGGCAACAATTATAACAGATAGTAAGGAAATATCATATTGTGATATAGCATAACAAATGGAAAACAAAGTATCATTTTTATCAGGATTTACCTTTACATCAATTTACACGATGACCTTATATGAGTTTGGAATGGCTTTGTTATTAGGTATTATCGGTGGTGTAGGTGGTGTAATAGGAAAAGAAATATATTATTGGATTAAGAATAAGAAATGGAAATAAAAAACATCAGAAAAGTATTAGAACAACTTGCACAGTTTTTACAAGATAACTTGAAGGATGGTATCATCAATAAAGGTATTTTTAAGACAGGTACTCTTGCAAACTCTGTACAAGTAAAATACAACGATGATGAGAAAGAACCTAGCTTTTCTTTAACAATGGAAAAATATGGTTTCTATCAAGATAGTGGTGTTATGGGAACAAAGGAGAAATTTACTCCTAACCCAGAATCTCTTTTTGACCCTGGTCAGTTTCCATCTATAATACCTTGGAAACCAAGAACTAATTTACCTTTTCCTGTTGCAAAATCAATTGCAGAAAAAGGATTTAGCCCAAGACCTTTTATTGTACCAGCAGTAAATAGAAGTGTAGAAAACTATTCTGATAAATTATTAGAAGCAGGTGCAGAAGATATAAATGAAGAGATTATAGAGTTATTTAAATTAAATGGAGCAAAAGTATAAACAATGGCAGTATCATTCATACAAGAACCTACAAACCCAAATGGAACACAAGCAACTGTTGTATATTCTTTAACAGGTCTAACCTTAGCAGACCAAGCAAAGTATATATGTGATGTAAAAGCAGATGGTAGTTCTGAAACTTTAGTAAGAATAAAACAACCATCAAATGCATCTAACTTTGGTGTATTTGAATTAAGTGATGTTTTACACGATTATACTGATTGGGATGAGGTATGGACAACAACACAAATAGTTAGTTCATCTAACAACAACACAAGAACATTCTCAATAGAATTTGGAGAAGAATATGGAACATCTCCATCTTCATCACTTATAACATCGGCATCACAAGTAACATCTTCACTTACTGTATATCCTGCAGTAGAAGAATTAGTAGATGGAATGAACTGGCAATCAGGTTCTTACTTTAATGATTTTCTTTCTAACTCACCAAACACACAATATGTAAGATTAGAAGATTATGGTACTCTTTCACATTTTAATTTATCTAACTCTTTTGTAACAAATTACAGAGTAACAATATACAATGAGAATGATAGTGTATTAGCTCAGAAGTTCTTTAGTGATACTTTTAGTGGTTCTCACGATGATAGTGAAGCTAGTAAATTAGTACATTATCCAACAGGTCCTCAAAACTTTATAAATGATGCAACACTTGGTTCTGTATTCTCTGCTGATAACTGGTCTTATTATACAGTTGTTGCGAATGTAAATGAGGGTGATAGAAGATTTAACAAATTAGATTCTTGTATTGGTGATAATGGAACAAGGTTTGCATTTATAAACAAAGTAGGTACTTGGGATTATTATACTGCTAATCTAACAAAGACAGAAAACCAAACTTATGTACAAGATACTTACGAACAAGAATTTGTAAATTATTCTACAACAGATGGTGTAGTTAATTTTGATAAAGCAAGAAGAGGAACTACGATATACAATAAACAAACAACTAAAAACTTTGGAGCACAAACTGATTGGTTAACAACAGAAGAATCAGAGTGGTTGTTAGAGTTATTCCAATCTCCTTCTGTATATGTACAATACAATGGTGGGTTTATACCTGTGATTATTACAAATACATTGGTAGAAAAGAAAACAAATCCAAGAGGACAAAAACTATTCACATATAGAATACAATATAGATATGCTAACAAATCTAAATCAAGAAGATAAACTATGGCATTTATTAGAGCTCAATATGATGGTGTAATATATGATTTAGATGTATTGGAAGATACTCCAATAAGAGTAGATATATCTGCAATAGAAAATGGAGAGATTGGAGAAGTATTCGGTGCAACATCACAACAATTTACTTTACCTGGTTCTAAGAAGAACAATAGATTTTTTAAACATGCGTATAAAGTAGGTGTGACTGGAGTACCTGGTTTAGGTGAATCAGTAAATGCATCTGTTATATCTAAATCAAATACACTACTAGAAGGTAGTTTATTTTTAGATGAGGTAGTTAAAACACCAAATGGTGGATATAACTACGAGATTACAATAACCAATAGTGTTGTAACTTTTAATGAATCTATAAAAACAGTTGCTGTAAGTGATTTAAATTGGGATTCATATGACCACGCATTTACAGTTGCTAATGTAACAGGCAGTTGGACTAATAACTTATTTAGTGGTGATGTGTATTATCCTCTTATAGACCAAGGTACTGATGGTACAGAAACAACAGGTTCTTTACCAAATGTTGCGATAGATGCAGGAGATGTTGCATCAGTAGGATTTATAAACAACTCATCTTCACCTTTACAAGTAAGACAATTAACACCTGCTATTAAAGTATCAGTAGTGTTAGATAAAATATTTGAACAAGGTGAATTTACTTACTCATCTTCTCTACAACCTCTTTTTGATAATTTATATGTATTACCTAAACAAACAGAAGATTTATCTGTTAAAGGTAGTGGATTTACCTCATTTGGTTTTATTGCTAGTTCATCTGCAGACCAAACAGGAATTATAGAAACTGATGGGTATGTAACAGCAAGTATAAACACAGAAGTGTTTGATGAATCAAATACATATGACCCAACAACATACACATATACAGTTGGTAAAACAGGTACTCATAGATTTACAGGTACAATCAACTATGAAATAGAACCAGAGGATACTAATCCTACATTACTTGGTAGAATAAGAAATATAACTACAAATACTACTTTAGGTAATACATCGTTTTCACCAACAGAAATAACTGGCTCATTCAATGTAGAAACTGATTTTGTAAATCTTTCGTTAAACGATGAAGTACAACTACAAATGAAATATGTACAAGGTGGTGGAGCTGGTGTTCTTACTGCAAGTATATTAAGTGGTTCT